GCCGGAATATCGAAGGCAGCCACGGAAATACTCTCCTCGGACACCGGGAATATCCGCCCAGAGCCCAGCGTCGGGATTCCTTTGGCGCGCGCCTCGCGCTCATGCGCCGGAAAGCTGGCAATGATCTGGGCCCTCTCGGATTCCGGGATGTGCTCTGCATCCTCGATGGTCATGTTCACATCGCAACGGTCCGCGGTCTTGTCTTTGCCCAGAAAGCGCAGCACCACGGTTGACATACCCTGAAGAGGCGTGAACGACATGGCCGCCATGCCGCCGGTGGCGATTGTGCGCGCCAGGCCCTCGTCGTAAATATCTTCCGGCGGCTCCTCATCGAACCAAACGAAGTCAACCGGCGGGCCTTGCCACTTGCGTCGGCCTTGCGCGTAATACTTGAAGCGCAACAGCGACCAGCCGCCCGACTGGTGCTTGATCTTGATGTAATCGAACAGGTTGGCAACCCCCATCGCCATGCCATGCAAGCCCAGGCAGCGCTTCGGGATGGCGCCAGTGCCCTCCTCCCTTGGGACGCCAAGCAGCACGCGCTGCGGGTTGTCGCGCGTAGCCTCTCCGGTTTCCCCGGAAGCCCACACCACAACCGGGCGATCCCAGCGCCTGCCCTCCCACCAATCCGGGTATTCGCCGATCAGGTGATAGGCCGCCTCAGAGCCGACACAAAAGCTCTTGCCGTTCTGGTTGCCCGCGCGCAGCAGGCGCTCGCGCATAGTCTGGCCCATGGCGTGGAACTGCTTTTGCTTGGTGTAGGGCCTGTAATCGGCGATCTTCTCGGCATCCAGGCTGTCGTTCACGCTGGCGAGCAGCGCCTGGCGTGCGGCCGGTGTCAGCTCATCCATCCAAGCCAGATCATCCGTGTTTTGCACTCAGCCGATCCCTCATTTCCTTGAGCTTGTTTCGAGCAAATCCGTCAACTTCGCTCTTTTGCTTGTTGTCTTCTTCGTACAGTCCGACAATCTTTGCGGCTTTGTCCGCAGCGCTGTTCTTGTCGGCAATCTTGTATTTCTTGACGTGGCCGACGAGCACCCTGTCCTCTCCTGAGCCTTGGTATTCCTCAAGCACGTCCAGTCCGACGACGCATGCCGCAGTGTCGTCGTCCAGTTCGGTGATGTCCTTGGGTTTACCGTCTGCGCGAAACATCTTGCGCGGATCAAAGAACGTCATGCGGGCAATCTCGCGCGCCACCCGCTCCTTGGTCAGCTCCATAGCCTCAAGCCGTTCGTCCTGCCTTTTGGCAATCAAAACTTGCTTTTGTGCAAGAAAACTTGCAATGACAGGTTTTGTGAGGTTTTCAGCCCCGGCTTGGCGTGCTGTCTTTTCGCTGTACCCGGCAGCAATCGCTGCTTTGGTGGCATTTCCAGACAGTAGGTATTCCGTTATGAATGCGCGCTGTTTTGGCAGCAAGCCTTCATCATCGCGGGATGCTGTTTGTTTCTTTCGTGCGGGAACGACAACATCCGCCTGCCTGCCATTGAGTGATGGGGCGCTAGCGACTTTTTTCATGCGGACAGCCTTTCGATAGTGTTGTTGATTGCCTTCAACTCTGTCATCTTGCGCATTGACCACCTGAGCCGGGTGCCGTGCCAGCCTTGTGGGCCACGATGGCAGGCGGCACACAGCGGCATCGAGGCGAACCACAAACCTTGCTCAGGCTCATGCACCTCGCTGCCCGAGTCATCGCCGCAGACAATGCACGCCAGCTCGGCAATGCGGGCAACGTGGTCGCGCTCGGCTTTGGTTTGGGCTGGCTTGTTTTTCGATCTCATTGCAGAATTTCCCCTGTCTCCGGGTCAATCCACTCAGGCGCATCAAAAGCCACGCCCAGTTCCGTCGCCGCGTAGGCCGTCACCCGCTCGATCAGTAGGTTGTAGGCCTTGACGCCCAAGTCTTCGGTGCTGATGCGCACCCGGCGCCGGGACTTCTTGCTGGTTATCGGGTTGATGAACGTCACCGTCTTGAACCCCAGGTATTCCTTGCGAAAATGCTCCTTCCACACCGCCAGCGGAAACTTCACGCAATTGGGCCGGGCGTGCTGCGCGATCTGTTTCAATATGACGCCGTGGTAGTACCTGCGCTGCTGATCAGTTTTCTTGTCTTCAGCAAATCTGATTTCCACAGCCAATGCACGACCAGCGGTGAGCTGCGCCTTACACCAAGGGCTTACCTGGTGCGTCCAGTTGTCATAGGCTTGCTGGGCGTTGCGCCAGGTTGCCTGCATCAGAATATCGCTCATGGTGTCACCTCATCTCGAACCAAATAAATAATCTTGATCTCAAGGGCGTTTGCGATGTAGTGCTCCAGGCGAGCGCCTTTGCTTTTTTCCCATCCCGGCAGCATGGCTACGGAATCGCAGTCCACCAACTCTCGGATGTCGGCGCGCATACAGTCGTGCCATTTGGCCGTGGGGTCGGGATTGATTTCTGCGGGGTTGACGACCTCATGGCCGTGGGATCTGAAATAAACAGCCTCGCGCGCAAAAGCCGGAAAGTTGAGGTCTGGATACCCGGTCATCGGGCCTGCGATGTAGAGGCGCATCAAAACTCCTCCACGGCATACCCGCCGCCATCTTTTTTGGTCTTGACCTTGATCCCGACAAAGCGAAACGGGTACAGGTCAGCGGCCACCTTGATCTTTACCCTGGCGTCGTCTTCCCAGTACCCCTTGACCTCGTGAAGTTCCATCTGCCCGTTGGTCAACATCACGGCAAAGTCCGGGGTGTAGAACGTGTTGTCGGCCAGGCGCAACTTGATGCCCTCAAAGCGATACCAGAGCACTTCACCTGCCCGCTTCAGTAGCTCCAGTTGCTGGCCGTAGCCGGCTTCGGTCTTGTTCATGGATCCAACCTTGAGCCGGCCCAGTGCGTAGTAGGCCTTCATGACGCCTCCAACTCAGCCACTGCTTCGCGCACCACGTCGGGCTCAATGTCGCCGGTCAGCTCCAGCGCGCGGGTTACGACTGATTCGGGCATGTCCTGACCAGCGCGACGACAGTCGAGGATGTTGTTCCCTTGGGGGCGGGTCATGCAGGCACCCAGGCGGATACAAAACTCACCCACTTACCACGCCTCACCAGCCGCTTGACATCGTGCAAATTGCGCTTAGCAATCTCAATTGTTCGATGTACAATAACTATATGCACACCGTCTTTGAAACCCCAACTTTTCAACGCACTGCCAAGGGTTTTTGGAGCGAAGACGATATTTTCGAATTTGTCGGCTTCATCTCCAGCAACCCGCTTGAAGGCGATGTGATACCCGGCACCAAATCGCTGCGCAAAGTGCGCTGGAGCCGCCCCGGCATGGGCAAGCGAGGCGGCGCACGGGTGGTGTACTTTGTGCGCAATGCCGCTGGCGAGGTGGTGCTGGTGGTGGCTTATGCCAAAGGCAACGCCGAGAACCTGCCCACTGAATTTTTGAACCGATTGAAGGAGTTGTACGATGTCTAAATCCAAATCAGCATCGGCCATTGATGCCGACACAGCGCAACTCATGCGCGACCTGGAGCAAGGCTTGCAAGAGGCCAACGCTGGCGTGTATGCACGGGTCAGCACGCCCGCAGACATTGCCAAGCGCGCCCTTGGAAGGCCCGTGCAGGCCACGCACAAACAGCCCGTTACCCTGCGCCTTGACCGCCAAGCGCTTGAGGGCTGGCGTGCCAGCGGCAAAGGCTGGCAGACCCGTGCCGCCGAGGTGCTGGCAAAGCACGCGCCGCACTGAGTTTTCAGGCCACTCAGCCCAGTAGCCCGTGTGCGGTGGGCGCTTCCAGCCAACAAAGTCGCAGCGATCATGCCGCCGCCTCACCCGGCGCAGACTTGTACATCATGCGAATCGTTGGTGTCACGCTGCGCGGGTTGGCATCGTCCTTAGCCTTCAGGCGATACGCCCAGGCCTTCATGCCGTAAACGCTGAAAGGGTCGCCGTAGTTCGGTGCCAGTCCCGATAGCACCTTCGCCACAATGGCCGGGTCAGCTTTTGGTGGGTCAATTCGCGGTACGTCACTGGCCGGCGCCGCGCGGCATAGGTGTTTGAACTCGATCACATTCGGGCAGCGCTCGGGCAAATTCTCAAGCGCCCAGGCAATCGCCGGCAAGTTCCCAAAGTACCCCTCCAGCTCGTGACACCAAGCGGTTTTAACGTCGTTCATTGGCACCTTTTCCCAGTGCCGCGTCCAGTCAGTGCCGTAGGTCGCAGCCAACCGTGAAAACAAGCGGTCAATCACATCAATCATGGTTATTTTTTGGTTGCTCATACGGCCAGCCTTTTGGTGGTGATGTCGATCATCTCGTTAATGACGACGATGGGTTTTTTTGATGTTTCGGGCCACTTGCGGTTCGTCATTTCCTCCCATTTGGCTCGGGAGTTCCGGTCGTCTCGTTCCCTGAAAGTTTCGGTTTGACGGGGTGAATCACCGGGCTTGGCAAGCGACTCTGCGGCCAGTGATGCGGCGTCCCGCATCTGGCTTTTGACGATGCCCAAGGCGTAGGCAAAGCCCTTACCCTTGGCCGTCGCAGCCCTGGCGGCTGCCGCGAACTGACCAACCTCTGCCCCGGCGTCGATCAGCGCGGCCAGATCGGGGTGACTCGGGTTGACCGATGCGATCCCCTCGGATTTCAAAACGATGCAGATGGCACCGGTTTTGGACACGCGCTCTGGGCTTTCAGGCTCTAACAATGGTTGAGCTGCTAGCGCGTCTGGTATTCTTGTATTTAACGTAGTAGAAGAAGAAGATGAAACGGTAGAGCCGTCACCAAAGGGGGGCTTTGGTGCGGAATTTTGTTCGCCATCTTCGTCACCAAAGGGGGGCTTTGGTGCGACCTTTGGCTTACCAAACCGCGTAGATTCTCCGCGAATAGTGCGAACATACTCATCCCTCACCATGCGCGACGAGTACCACACCGGGCCATCTTGGATGCCTATCAGGGTGACAGGCTCACCATCGCAACGACCGCTGCGCGGCGTGTAGATGTAGGGCGCCTGAAGGCGTTTGTCGTGTCCCTTGAGGACGCTCTTCTCAACCAACTCACGAATCAGTTTCATCGGGGCATTCGAGGCATTTGAGAGGTCGATCAATGGCCAGCGCACGATGCCGTACTCATCGGAGTCGTGCAGTACGCACATGATGTCAACCCAGACACCGCGCGCGGCAGGCGAGCAGCGGCGCAGGTTGGCGTTGTTGCGCCAGTCGCTCGGGTAGAACTGAAATGCGGGACGCTTCATACAAAACGCGCACTGCGCCCCATTGCCGCGAAATCAGTGAAATGTGGACTACTACTCATTTGATGATCCGATAACGCAAATAGCGAGGATTTCGCCCATCGTCGGATGCGCACTCGATCAGCCCTTGGCTTTTCAGAAAAATCAAACCCCAGTCCACCGCATGACTGGTACACCCAGTGCCGGAGCAAATCTGTCGGTGGTTCAGCCAGTGCGAGTGCTTCTGCAAATACCCCAGTACCGCGTGAGTTGCGCTGCCCGGGCGAATCACGCCGGCCGGGCGCGGGTTGTAGCGCGGCACCTGCCAGCCCAAGCCACCAGGGTTGCTGGCGCGAGCCTGAATCTGTTGCGCAGTCCAGTCAATGCTCATCTGGAATTGCTCCCACTTTCGTCGGATTGACCTGTGCGCCCACTCCTTGATAACCTTCTCAGCATGAACAACTCGACATGTACCACCCGCTCCAACTGGTTGCGTACCCACTCAGCCTTTGAAATCCCGCTGATGGTGGCCAGCGCAATCACCTCGGACTCCAGCTCCTCGGATACCGGCACATCAATGCGTCGCGTCAGCGTGCCGCCATCCGGGGTGCGCCCGGAGCGCGACAACCTTGTGGTATCACCCATGAGGGCTCCTTATGTCTGACTGTCCGTGGGGGCAGTTCGGTTTACTGGGTTGGCTATCGGCCTGCTTTTTTGCTGGCGGCGCACGCTCCAAGGGCATTGCGCTCAACCGCCGCACCTGGTTCGAGATTGCGCAGGCCGCACTCATCGTCGTGATCTTGTTTGCGCTAGTTAGCGAGGGGCGGGGCTGTAGCCGCACCACTGCGTTTGACCCGGACCTTTTTTGCGTTGGGGAGCCGCAATGCTGAGCACTGCTCGCGCCGCTGGTCTGCCCCGTGTGCAAATATGCCGTCGCCATTGGGTAGGTGATTCATCAAACAGCCACCTGCTCGGTGCGGTGGGGGGTGGCCTGGGATCGGATCAGCGAAAAGTATTCAGTTTTATCCGGTCGAATTTCTTCGCAGGTCACTGCACCACCCGTGAATTCTTGGATTGCCGGGCAATGATCCAGTGGCACGGGACGCAATCCTTGAATCCACTGGTTCACCACTGGCGGCGTCACGCCAAGCGTTTTCGCCAGCGCCGCCTGGCTGCGCGGCGCCTCGCAAGCGCGAATGATTGCTTGATTTGTGTTGTCCATGCGAATAACTATAGCATCGCTACAGCTTTCAAACAAGCCATGCTCTAGATTATTTTGAATAGCATTGCTACATGACTACCAAGGACACCAGCATTACAGAGGACGAGGCCGCCAAGTTGGCGAGGCGGTTCGCTGGCGTAAATCGCGCAAAATTTGCGCGCGAAAATAAGGTGCCAGGCGGCGACTCCATGGTGTATCAACACATGAAGAACTTGCGGCCGATGAACCTGGATCAAGCAATGGCTTATGCGGCAGGCTTTAAGTGCTCTTTGCGCGACATCAGCCCACGACTTGCCGATCAGGTTGAGGGGGCGGTAATGGGCTCAGCAGCCTCCATCGCCCTCCCCGTCCCAACGCTCACAGCCAGCGGCGCCGTGGGGCAGGCCGTGAGCATCGAGCAGGCGGTGCGCGTGCTGGCTGGCGCGCTCGCGGCGTCCGACGATCTATCGCGCGAACTCAGTGCATCCATCCTCAAGGCCCTGACACAAGACCCGTCGCGCAT